TAATAAATTTTTAAATAAATTAGCAAATTTATTAAAATCATGTAAAAAACCATGTAATTATTTTACTGCAAGTTCTTCGAGTATAGGCACTTTAACAGATTTTGGTAGAGCATTAAGTGACAGTGCATCAGTATTAGGAGCGGCAGCAAATGATTTGTTGCACGCACCTACAAATATAGGCACTTATGTTTTAAACAAAATAAAACCTATGGTTAGAACTGAGTTTTTTAAGTTAAAAATAATGACTCAGGATCTGTATAGAGATGGTGTCAAACCATTTTTTTCGGAAAAGGATAGACAAAGACTTAAAAGTCAATTAGAACAAGGAGGTACTCCTGATACTAAATTCGATAGATTGCCATTAACTGGAGATACAGGGACATATTTTGTTGCTGCTGGAGCGCATTCACAAATACAAGCTACTTTACAACAAAAAATAGGAGATTGTTTTAGAATGCATGATTATAATCAAAGATATAATCCTTATGATCCATTAATGAACACCGCATATGCAAAACGAAAGTACATGGGTGTTAAAAACGGAAATGTTAAATCTCTTATTGATATATTTGGTTCGTTAGCACCAGCACAATATGCAACCGAAAACACTTATGCTAATGCATTAGATGTACCTAAGCAACCAGATTTTACAAAATACGAAGATTTACCAAAAGCACCAAAATATGATACATATGATGGTCCTTCGGCAGCAGGAGCTGCTGTAGTCACAGCAGGAGGTGGTTCGACTACTAATCCAGTAAATGCTTCTGGCTCTGCTGCAAAGCAAGATAATGGGCTAGAAAGCACTCCAACTGCTGGAAAAGTAATGGAATTTGAAAGAGGAAAAGTAAAAATAACAAGATATGGTTATCCAAAGGATTCTACACCTGATCCAGAGTCATGCGTAGCAGTAGGATTTGCTGACAATTTACTTGTTCCATTAAAATCGATTGCAGTTGCTCCAGAAACAATAAAGAAAGGAATGGTTAAAAAGGGTGACATATTAATATTAACATGTACTGACAAAGCAGGAAATTCTTTCCAAGAAAGAAGACAAGTAGCTGATCAATCCGCAGAAAATCTTGCTGGTGGAGGAAAATACGAATTCTTAATTGATGAATTCCAGCCAGATAAAGTTAGGTATCCTAGTAAAATAGCTGATAGAACAAACGAATTACAAGTAACTATACAAGTTGCTGACACTAAACAACCATTAGATAAATGGAACGTACAACAGGCATCACAATGGGCTTCTGTGTTTTATAGCAAGCATGATTGGGATTATTATTTACAAAAAGCTGGTGGGAGAACTGGAGTACCAAAAATGATACACACTAAAATGTCTTCTGGAGAATTTTCAGAATACACAAAGTGGAGTTAAGGTATATCTATAACTGTAGCTTCAATTGTTTTAGCTTTTTTAAATAATTGATTCATTATTTCTTCTCTAGAAGCAATTAAATTATTATTCATTTTAACATCAAGCTCTTCTCTTTTGCTTTCGACATCCATTTTCTTGATGGTAAGAGATGTATCAGCTTTTTTGTTGTTGACGACAATTTTGTTCAAAACTTCCAATGCTGAAGAGGTTGACTTGATGAGTTCAGCTAAAGAAACAACATCTTCAGCAGTTGGTGCTGCTTGTACATTGTCTTTTATATATTCTACTGATTCGGTTGCATCTACAATTAATCTACTTGCATATTGAATAACAAAATTTTCTAGATTTTCTTTGTTAATATCAGTATCAGGTAATTTTTCGACTTTTTTTGTTAGAAGTGTAGTATCTTTTAATTGAGTTAAAATAGAATCTACAGTCGAATCTAATTGAGTATCGTCAGACATACGAATATTTAGCTTGCTTTTTTAAGTAGTACAGTGTAATATATACCACATATGAGTCAAATTAAGATATCATTCGTCAAAACACACGAAGACGCTAAACTTCCAGAACGAAAACACAACGAACATCTAGTGGGAGATACAGGTTACGACATTTATTCAGTAGAAGAGGTATTTATCAAGCCTCACAGCACTCAAATTGTTCCAATTGGATTAGATATTGGATATATTGAACCCGGTTATTGGATTAGAATCGAATCTAGGTCTGGTTTATTCTTTAAGAATGGAATCACTGCATTCCCCGGTGTCATAGATTGCTCCTACAGAGGTAAACTAGGCGCAGCATTGATCAATAATACTGATGAAGGGTATCTTATTAAGAAGGGTGACAGGATCGCACAGTTGGTAGTATACAAACTAATTGAGCCAACCATTACATGGGCAGACAAAAAGGACGAAACCATTCGTGGTGATAAAGGATTTGGGTCTACAGGACGATAATATGAATTTTAATCACCTATGGGTGGAAAAATATAGACCCAATTCATTAGATAATATTGTTTTATCTAATGAAACTAGACTTATTCTGGAAAATTTCAAGAATAATAAGGATATTCCGCATCTTCTATTTGTCTCTACCCCCGGTACAGGCAAGACTACTACTGCAAAGATCATAGTTAATGAGCTTTTGAAGTGTGATTATCTATATATCAATGCCTCTGACGAGAATGGTATTGATACAATTCGTCATAAAATTATTGGATTTGCTCAAACTAAGTCATTTGATGGTGGAATTAAGGTCGTTATACTCGATGAAGCAGACTCTTTGAGCGGTGATGGTGCTAGAGCACTCCGAAACGTCATGGAGGAGTATGCTTCTAACACTAGATTCATCTTAACAGCTAATTATAAGCATAGAATCTTAGATGCTATTCGTAGTAGGTGTATAGTAATTGATTTTAACCACAATTTGTCTGATTTTGCCAAGCATTGTGCGAAGATCTTGTCTAAAGAAGCCATTTCTATACCACAAAATCAAATTAATCCGTTTAAAACCTTAGTTAAGGCTAGTTTTCCAGATTTTAGAAAAACTATAAACAGCTTACAGAAGTATTCTATCACTGGAGTACTTAATATACAGAATATTGTGATGGATGATCAGTTTTTAGCTGATATTATCACTAAAATTCAAAACGAAGACATCTGTAATGTCAGAAAGTATATTATTTCTAACGAAATGACGTTCCAATCTGACTATCATAGCCTATTAAAAGGTTTGTTTGAACATATTTGTGAAAAACTACCAGATTCTTTTCAGAAAAAGGAAGCACTATGGACAATTGCACAACACATGGATAGTCATACCCGTGTAATTGATGTGGAAATTAATTGTTTTGCTTGTATAATTGCTATATCTAAGCTTTTATGCCCTTCAAATAGTTAGCAGTATAAGGCACTTTAGTCTGTTTTTTAGAAACCTTAATGGTGGTATTAGAGGTGGGTAGAGAATAATCTCCCCCTTTGATACCACCATCTACTTTTTCGACTTCTTCTGGCGACATTGTTATGTTGTCTTCTCTATTAAATGCGTCTGGAAGTGGTGCTAAGTTTGGATAAAAGTCCAAAGTCTGTAACAAGCAAGGATCAACCGTTATTGAATACAAGTAACGTCCTCCACCTTGGTCCGCAGCCACCTTTACTACAACTTTTCCGTTACTTATATCAGGATTTCCGGGGAAATTAGTTGGATAATAATCATTAATTCCACAAACTCTAATTCTTAAATTAGATTTAATTAATTCTTCAATAGCATCCTGTATATTACTATTTAAATTTTTGTAGTAATCGTGTGTTTTATAACCTTTAACAAATTCTACATAGTCTCCGACCAACAAACCTCCTCTAGTATATCTAGACATAGCTGATTCGCAGATTTTAACAAACTTTTTTTCCATAAGATTATTTAGTCATTATATTAAATATTTTTATGGGTAAAATTGTAATTGGTACATTACCGAAAAAGCCAAATCCAAATAGCAAATACGTTTATACGGATCTGCATTTAGATTTGAATCTTTCATATAGTTTAAATAATTTTTTACATCAAAAAAACGAAATAAATGATATTGAACTAGATTATGATATTAATGCGATTAGAAATTCATTATATAATTTATTTACTACTACCCCCGGAGAAAAAATATTAACACCAGATTACGGATTAGATCTACGACAATATTTGTTCGTCCCTGCAACTATAGAAATAGGAGAAAATATTAGAGATGAGATTTATAGACAAGTTAGAATATTCGAACCAAGAGTAAAAGTTAATAATATTCATATAAAAATAATGGAAGATGTAAATGAATTTGATATATCAATTTACTATAGTGTTCCTACTCTAAATATAACAGGTGTATCTATGTTTGGTACATTAGCAAATAGCGGATTTATTCTTAGAACATAAACATGAGCACAGAAATATTTACAGAATTTAATTTACCAAGAAATGCGTATGCAGCATTTGATGCACTTAGCATTAAGCAATTAATGATAAATCGTATCAAAGCTAGCGGGATTTTTCCTGATATTGATTACGAAGGAAGTAATATAAATGGATTAATAGATCCTATTGCATATTCTTATCATGTTTTGTTGTTTTATTTGAACCAAACTGCATCAGATTCGACTTTTACACAAGCAGAATTATTTGAAAACATGAATAAAATTGTATCTTTAATTGGATATAAAACAACTGGTAATAATACTGCTGCATTAAATGTAGATGTCACAGCAGATAAAACATTACCGGGAGGTAATTCGTATACAATTAGAAGATTTTCTAATGTTTCAATTAAAAATGTACCTTATTCATTTAATACTGATATAACTTTTCAAAAAAGTTTATATAATACCGAAGAATTAATCGAATCTATTGGTAGTAACAATCTATTATATCAAGGAATATTTAAAGAGTATCCTTTATATACTGCTATTGGTGAAAATTTCGAACAATTTACACTTAATATAGAATATCCACTTGATGTATCATCATCTAAAATGGTAGATCATAATAACTTATACGTATTTGTTAAGGATATTAACACACAAAAGTGGTCAGAATGGAAAGAAATTAGTAGTTTATATCTTGCGGAAAGTATTGGAACGGTTTTTGAAAAAAGATTGAACGAATACAACCATTATGAGATAAAATTCGGAAATAATATAAACGGAAAAAGATTAAATGCTGGGGATTTAGTTTCGATTTTTTATTTGGAAAGTGATGGTGATAAAGGATTGGTCAGCAGCATGGATAGTAAGCAAGGAAAATTAATTTTATATAGTAGTGGATTGTTCAATGATATTTTTGATAACATTAAGGATGTTAATTCTAATTATTTGAATGCTAATCAAATAACTTTATTAAAATTTAATAATACTTATTCATCTGTTCCACCAACTTACACCGAAACCGTAAACCAAATAAGAAATAATGCACCTTTAATATTTTCTACTCAAAATAGAACAGTTACTACAAGGGATTATGAATCTTTTACTAATAAAAACTTTTCAAATATTATACAAAGTGTAAAAGCTGTATCAAATAAAGATTATACTTCTGAATACTTGGCTTATTATTATAATTTAGGATTAGAAAGACCAAATTTGGATGATAAATTGTTATTTAATCAAGTATCTTTTAATGATGCATGTGATTTTAATAATGTTTATTTGTTCTGTGTTCCTAGATTGGGAGCAATCCAAGATGAGATCACTCCAATTGAGTTATTTTTTAATCAAAAACAATCAGTTGTTGATAAGTTAAACGAATATAAAATGGTAAATCAAAATATTGTAATTTGTGACCCAATTTATTTGGCTTTTGATTTTGGTTTACCCTTATTAGGAGAAACAGTAACTCCATCTATTAAAGATTCGACAATATTAAGAATTACTAGAAAACCAAATGAAATTATATCAAAAGATCAAATAAAAGGATCTGTGTTTTTATTAATTAAAGAATTTTTTGCTCAAACTAATAACGAATTAGGTCAATCTTTAGATTTTTCTGATTTAAGTTATTCAATATTAAGTATTAATGGTATCAAATCAATTGAAACTATAAGAAAAGTAGGAGAAACTGAATATAAAACACCTAAATTAAGTTTTATATATTGGAATCCATTCTATACTAATGCTGATGTTAATGCCACAGCACAAAATATGAATTTAAAATTCTTTCAGTTTCCATTTTTTTACCAAATATCTAATTTAATTAACAAAATCGAGGTAATATAAAATGGAAGAATTTCATAAGTACATATATTTTTATACATTAAATTATAATGGGGAATATACTACACAAAGTTATACTCTTCCTATAACACCTCTTACATTTATACCTGTTTTTGATGATGGATTAACTAAAAAATATTCAAAACAGAAAATATTATGGGATTTTGGTGATGG